CCGTCAAGTCGCTGCAAGGCCGAATGCAAGCGGCGTCCGTCGTGCAGTCCTGGGCTGGGCGCCCCACGTCTCCCCTCACCACCGATGAGGCGCAGCAGCTGGGCACCATGCTGCAGTCGCTTCGCCCGGATGAGAAGGCGCGGGCCATCGCAACGATTTCAGCCCTTACTGGGTCGAAGGCGGCACAGGCCTTGGCCTCCCAGATCGAGAGCAAGGACAGGGCACTTGCGCTGGGGATGGCCCTCGGGACATCGATGACCACAGGTGAATCCAACTGGCTCGGACAGCAGACCATTGCGCCACGGCCTGCGGCTACCCTACTGTTCGCCGGTCAGCAGTACCTGAAGGATCGAACCGGAAAGATTGACCCGACATTGCCAGCAAAGATGCGTGATGAGGCAGCAACCTACCTTGCTGACTCGTTGGCCGGCAAGGCCAGAGAGGACGTTATCGAGGCCGCCGTTTTCATCAACCACGGATTCCTCGCGGAAGGCCAGGGAGCCGACATGCAGCGCGCCACCAGGCTTGCCGTGGGCGGAAACGTGTTGAGCCACAACGGGAAGAAGATCCCGGTGGCGCCCGGCATGACGACAGATCGACTGCGTGACCGTCTTGGCAGCATCACCCCACAAGCCATCAGCGCACAGTTGACTGATGGCAAGGTCTACGCAGGCGGGCGAGCCATCGATCCAGCGCAATTTACATCGAGTCTCCCTGGCGCGACACTCGAGCCGGCTGGCATGGGCCAGTACTACGTCCGATCCGGTGCTGGCGTTGCCAAGAACGGCAGGGGCGAGCCAATCAAAATCGAGGTGCGTTGATGTCCATTCTTGATGCCAACCAGGAGGACCTGAGAACCTCCGCCGTCAACTCGAGTTCCCAGCCTGCCAAAGTCGTGCAGCCCGGTGTGTTCGACAACTTCGGCAGCACGGCAGGGAACTACTTCATGCGCGGCATGGCCGAGGTTGGCAGATCGGCTTCCATGGCGGCTGCGGCGGTTCCTGTCGTCATCGACAAAATCGTCGGCGACGACAACATGTCTGGGCGGTCTCTCGCTGACAGGTACTTCCAGGTTCATGACGAGGTGTTCGGTCGGGCCGTGGACTACTGGACTCCGCGCCCAGAGGAAACAGGGCGTGCCGGGCAAGTCGTTGGGAGTCTGGCAGCAGGGATTACGCAGTTCCTTGTCAGCCCGGGGCTGGCCGTCGCCAACGCTCAGCTTTCGACCTCAGAAGAGCTTGTCCGGCAAGGTGTCCGATCTGACGCGGCCCTTGTTGCTGGGGACATCGCAGCGCTGGGAACTGTGCTCGGCATTGCCCTACCTATCGCGGGGAACACCTTGGGCCAGCGCATTGGCACAGGCGTCGCTGGCAACATCGGCCAAGGCGTAGCAACCGCAGCAGGCACCCAGGCCGTGCTGCGCGAAGCTGGCGCCCCAGGTGAAGTGGTGGAGCAGTTCAACCCGTTTGACCCGACCGGGCGCACCGTAGACATACTGATGGGCGCCGTGTTCGGTGCCAAGGCACACCTCGATGCGAGGCTCAGCCTCCCGCCGCAGAGCACACGCGATGCCTTGATGACAGTGAATCAGGCCCGCCATCTTGAATCTGTGGCCACACCTGGCCGACCCGTCACAGAGTCAGACTTCACCACGGCGGTGGATGGTGTCCGGTCGGCCATCGATCAGATGGTTCGCGGTGAACCAGTCGCAGTGGATGCGCCGTTAAGGTTTGATGTCGATGAGGCGTCGAACACACAGCGCGCAGAGATGCAGCAGCTGCTAGACCAAGCATTGCCAGCGTCCGACCCTGTGCCAGCTCCCAAGATGATGGATGTCGAGGATCTGCGCCCCAATATCGGGCCAGATGGCAATCCTGCGCCAAAGGCTCAAGCTGACACCGTCCCGCTATTCGATGAGTCTGTGCGCTTGCCTACAGGTGATTTCGACCCCAAAACTGGGGAGCCAACCACCATATCTGCGAATGACTTCATTGCGCGTGCTCAGGAAGACGCCGCGCAGGTCAAAACCACAGCGCCGCGCCTGCTGGCTGCTGCTGCTGAGTGCCTTCTTGGGAGTATCTGATGGCAGATTTCAATCGATGTATTTCAGCCCTCAACAAGGCCGCCGGTCGCGAACTTGGCGCCGATGAACTGGAGGGCCTATTTCAACGCATCCAGAAGACCGCCCGCGATCTCAAGGCCGGCCGCATCCAGGACACCACTGGACCCCAGAATCTGGGCAGCACTGATGGCTTGATCCGTCGAGCTGCTGAGATTGAGGCCACGAGCATGATCGCCGAAGCGGATCGCAAGGCTCGCAACGCAGTGCAGGACGCCAAGACCGTTGCCACCCGTCAGGCCGAGATCGGCGAGATGATCAAGGGCGGCAAGATCAGCGGGGTGGATGCGGTACGCCGCCTGTTGGTCAACGACGCAGACGGCAGAGCGGATCAGTTCTCTCTGGAGACTCGGGCTATCGGCGTGTCGCAGTACCTGAAATCCAAAATACAGGACACATGGTCGGCAATGGACCGATCGTTCATGGAATACCTGGCCAAGGATGACAAGATCGGCTTGCTGGTGCGAGAGATCAGGGGCGAGGATACCGGCGATGCCATCGCCAAGAAGGGCGCTGAGGCCTGGCTTAAAACCGCAGAAGAGGCCCGCCTCTGGTTTAACGAGAAGGGCGGCCAGATTGGCCATCTGGACGATTGGGGCATGCCTCAACACCATAGCCAGGAACTGGTGGCGAGGGCAGGCATGGACGAATGGGTCGCCTTTGTGATTCCGCGCCTGGACCGCACCAAATACACAGACCTGGCGGGCAACCCCATGTCAGATGTAGAGGTCACGAATTTCCTTGCGCGCGCCTGGGACACCATCGCCACCAATGGCGCAAGCAAGCTGGAGCCGGGCCAAGGCGCTCGCACCGGTGGCCGAGCAAATCGGCACGCCGAAGAGCGGCAGGTTCATTTCAGGGATGCACAGTCTGTCATCGACTACTGGGGTCGGTTCGGCGAGAAGACGGTGCCAGACATCCTCATGGGCCACATTGAGACGATGGCCAACGACATCGCATTCATCGAGCACTTCGGCAGCAACCCAGACGGAACCTATCGACTCTTGAGGGACATGGCGGGAAAAACGGCCAAGTCCGCAGAGCCGACCAAGCTGGACAAGATCGACGGGGAAATCGCCAAGCTGGACCGGCTGTGGGATTACGCCAGCGGCCGCTCGAAGCCTGTCGCGAGTCGCTCCATTGCCCGCGGGTTTGACGTGGTGCGCAACCTCAACACAGCCGGCAAACTTGGATCGGCGGCATGGGCTTCGCTCATCGGCGACAAGGTGCTTTTTGAGGCGATCGGCCGCGTCAACAACTTGCCAGACTTCCAGCGCTGGCATAACGAGATCCGTCTGCTGAACCCGGCAAACAAGGTGGAGCGGCAGATTCTTCGCCGTCACGCCCTGATGCTCGACTACATGACGAACGCCATGTATCGCTTCGGTGATGAGCTGGGCAAGTCGTCGCTGACTGGAAAGCTGGCCAACAAGGTGATGCAGGTGTCCGGCATGTCGGCTGTCAACGACTGGCGGCGCGGTGCGTGGGCGCTGACAGCCATGGACGCGCTCGGCAGCGTGGTGACCACGAAGAACTTCAGCGACATTGGTCCGCAGGACATGCGGCTTTTGAACTCCTACGGCATCAATGATTTCGATTGGCGGGTATGGAAGCTCGCAAAGCTCGATGATCTTGGTCACGGCAATGACACCGCCTTGACGCCTGAGTCGGTCGGGCGGATCTCTGATGCCGACCTGAAGAAGGCGAACATCATCAGCCAGACCGATGACGGGACAGAAGCAAACCAGGTGCGCCGGGACGCCACAATCAAGCTGCTGGGCGCATTGACCAGCGAAAGCCGACTCGCTGTGCTTGAGCCAGGATGGGAAGACCGGGCTCGCATGTATGGCGGCCTGCAGCGGGGCAATCTCAGGGATGAGCTCACACGCAGCTTCTGGCAGTTCAAAGCCTTCCCAATTGCGCAGTTCGAGCGGATTCTCGATGTGGGGCTGTCCCGGCCAACTACGGGCGGTAAGGCATCCTTCCTGCTCATGGTGCCGGTGCTGCAGACCCTGGCCGGTGGGATGCTTATTCAGGTGCAGGAACTCCTGAACGGCAAGGACCCCAGACCCATGGACGATTGGAAGTTCTGGGCGGCGGCCTTCCTAAAAGGTGGAAGCCTGGGCCTTTACGGTGACTTCCTGTTCAGCCAGTCTGGAACCACGCGCTACGGCACCGGCCCGCTGGAGGCAATCGCAGGGCCGACCATCGGAGGCGCGGCTGACCTCGTCACCTTCATCGCCCAGGCCCCAGGCAAGATCGCCGCAGGCGAGGACCCGCGTGTCGCGGCCAAGGCCATCAACATCGCCAAGGGCTACATCCCATTTCAGAACCTCTGGTACACCAAGGCCGCTACGGACCACCTTATTTTCCAGAACGCGCAGGAGGCCCTGAACCCCGGATATCTGGATTCCATGCGGGCTCGAACTCAGCGAGAATTCGGCAACGACTGGTGGTGGGCGCCGGGCGAAATCACACCAGATAGGGGACCTGACCTTGGAAATGCTCTCGGCAATCGTTGACTGGCTGGCGGCTGTTGTTGGCGCCATGGCCGTTCTGTGCTGGTGCGCCGGTTGGGTGTTCGGGTTGGTCTATGTGGGCAACCTGGTGCCATTGGATGGAACGCCTCAGCGTTTCTTATTGGCAACGATGGGGCTTGGCGGGTTGGCGCTGTCTTTGATTCTGTTGAAGAAGATTGTCGGCGCAAAGAGGCTGTGAGGCACAGATGAATATTTCGCTTGAGCAAGTAAACAGGTCCGTCACATACAACCCAGCCACCGGACAGTTCGTGCGGCTTGTTTCTCGCGGCAAGGCCAAGGCTGGCGTGATTGCAGGATGCTATCGGCCAGATGGCTACCGGTACATCTCCGTGCTTGGAAAGAGGTTTCTCGCGCATCGCTTGGCCTTTTTTGTCATGACGGGGCGCATGCCCACACACGACATCGACCACATCAATGGAGACAGGTCAGACAACCGATGGGGGAACTTGCGAGATGTCACGGTCCAGATGAATAGGCAAAACCAGAGACGACCGAAGTCGGGAAGTACAAGCAAGTTGCTCGGTGCCTTCTATGACCCAAGGTGTGGCCGCTGGTATTCAAACATTCGAGTAGATGGCCGCCGCGTCCCGCTTGGTCGATTCGACACCGCCGAACAGGCTCATGCCGCCTACCTATCAGCAAAGCGGCGGCTTCACGTCGCATGCAGCATCTGAGAAAGGCTGGGACGGGAAATTCGCCAAGACCAATTTGAAAAGCTGCAGGCCCTGAGCGAAAAGCTCATGGATGTGTTCCTCGATGAGGCCGACCCCAGCAACTGGCCGGGCCAGGGGCTCAAGATCGGCGCGATGGATGCCCAGACACGCGGGGATCTGTACTGGGTGCGCAAGACCGCAGCCAGCGCGGGCATGCTCTACACCCGGGTGATGACCATGGTCGGCCAGGTGCAGATGGCAGGCGCCGGTACCACGCCACCGCAAGGTGATGGCTCCACCGAAACTGACACCGCCAACACGCAGTTGGACGCAGAGGTGGCCGCCGCCGAGCGTGAGGCCAATCGCCTGCTGAAGCAGCTGCAAAGCGGGGCCAGCAAGAACGCCTTTGACAAGCGGGTGCACGGTGGAAAGTCGTGAAGTCGGATTCCTGACCTTCTTCATCATGTGGGCCCGCCTGCAGGGGTGGGAGGTGCCTTTCCTGCATGTGCGCGTGTGCGTGTGGCTGGAGACGTGCGACGCGCCAGAGCGGGTGCTGATGGTGTTTCGAGGCGCGGCCAAGTCCACCATCTACGGTGTGTTCAAGGCGTGGAAGCTGTACCGCAACCGTCACCACCGCTCGCTGGTTTGGTCGGCCGACAACGACACGGCCGGCATGCTGACAGCCGACACCATCAACGTGCTGCGCAATCACCCCCTGACGCAAGGCATGCTGCCCACCAAGCCAGGCGCAAAGAAGTTCTGGGTGATCGGTGCGAAGGACGCGCGTAACGCCAGCATGCGCGCGGTGGGCGTCACCTCCAACGCAACCGGCGCCCGTGCTGATGCCGTGGACTTTGACGACATCGAGGTGCCAGGAAACATCGAAACCCCCGAAGCCCGCCTGAAACTGCGCCAGCGCATCAGCGAGTCCACCCACATCGCGGTGCCGGGTGCCCAGAAAACCTACATCGGCACGCCGCACGCCCACGACTCCATCTATCCGGAGCAGATCGCAGGAGGGGCCGCCGTGCTCAAGATCGCCCTATTCGAGCACGCCAAGCGCTGGCGTGAGCCGCCCAAGGATGGCCGGTACGTGTTCCCCCACCCAGTCGGCGACGATGGCCTGTACGTGATGCTGGGCATCCACAAGCAGGCCCGCATGGCATTGGAGGGCGCCGACTACGTGCGCCGCGGTGACGCGGTGGTCTTCCTCAAGCAGCCCGGCGGGGTGGTCGACATCTGCAGCATGTGCGCCTGGCCCAAGCGCTTCACGCGTGAAGAGATCGAGCGCCGACGCAAGGAAACCCGCACGCTCAACGCCTGGGACAGCCAGTACATGCTGGAGGCCAAACCCATCACCGACAGCCGCCTGGACCCCGACCGCATCAAGGCCTACGACATGGAGCCGGTCTTCCGTCCGTCGAATGGAGAGGACGTCATGTGGCTCGGCAAGGTGCGCATCGTGTCGGCCACCTGCCATTGGGACCCGGCCGGCGCCAAGCTCAAGAGCGACACCAGCGCCCTGTGCCTGGACCTGCAGGACGAGCACGGCAACCACTACTGGCACCGGGCCGCAGCCCTGACCGGCGAGGTGGCCGAGATGGACGACAACGGCAAGATCATCGGCGGCCAGGTCTGGCAGATCTGCGACCTGGTGGAGCAGCTCTCCATTCCGCGTGTGTCGGTCGAAACCAATGGCGTGGGCACCCATGCCCCCAACCTTCTGAAGGCTGCGCTCAAGGCCCGGCGCCTGAGCTGCGGCGTAGAAGGGCGTCACACCAGCACGAACAAGAACCGCAAGATCCTGGGCGCCTTCGATGCCCCGCTGTCGTCCGGCTATCTGTGGGCCCACGTGTCGGTGCTCGATGCGGTTGAGGAGCAAATGCGCAGTTGGAACCCAGCAGTGACGGAGCAGCCCGACGACTACCTCGACGCGCAGGCCGAGTGCCTCAACGACCAGCCAGCCCGGATCGGCAAGGGGGTGAAGGTCGGGAACCCTGACCCAGTGCAAGGACACGATTGGCGTCCAAGCGCTGGGGTTTATGAGGTGACTGTCGAAGCATGACGACCGGCCCCGCGCACGCGAGGCCACAGCATGCCGATTTCAAGTCAAGTCCCCATCATTGGATACGTTGCCAACGGCGTCACCAAGTCGTTTGCTTTCCCGTTCGCCATCCTGTCAGCCGATGACCTGAAGGTGAAGGTCGGCGCTGATGTCGTCACCGCGGGGTTTTCGATTGCTGGGGTTGGCGACCGTAACGGCGGATCAGTGACGTTCACGGACGCCCCCGCTTCACTCACCCCCATCATCTTGTATCGGGAAGTGACGCTTGATCGCACGACCGACTACCAAGAGAACGGCGACCTGCTGGCCATCGTGCTGGACGATGACCTAGACCGGATTTGGATGGCGCTGCAGGATCAACTGTTGCTGTTAGACCGGGCGCTCCTGTCTCCGCTTGGCGAGACGCTGCAGCAGCTGCCACCCGCATCCGAGCGGGCACTCATGGCCTTAGCGTTCGATGCGGCTGGTAATCCCATTGTCGTGCGGGGCACCAATGACGGTGGGGCTGCGCTGGCGCTTGATCTGATTGACACGGCGCCGGGGAAGGGGGCGGTGCTGGTTGGCTACGATGATGGCACGGTGCAGGCCGTGCTGGACGACGCCAAGCCGATGGCGAACTACACGGCACTGCGTAACTACACAGGCCGCGCAACTGGCGTGCGTATCACCACGCCTGGCATCGCCGGATTCTTCCAGCGTGACGCCGGTGACACCACCAGCGCAGACAACGGCGGCACGATCATTGTGGACGGTGCTGGGCGCCGTTGGAAGCGCCTGTTTACTGGCATTCAGATCAACGCCAAATGGTTCGGGGCCGTCGGCGACGGTGTTGCAGACGACACTACGAAGATTGTCAACGCGCTGACCTACTTGTCAGGTATCGGTGGCGGAACACTGATGTTCCCCAACGGTAGCTACAAGACCACAGCAGTAATTGATCTGCCTCCGAACGTTGTGTTGGTCGGCACTGGCCGACGCAAGGCGTACCCCGGCGTCTTTGCTCCTGGGGTGAACACCCCTGCTACGATTGTCCCAACTCACACAGGTCGTTGCTGCTTCCGTGTGTACAACACTGTGCTCGACGCGAACAGCAACATCGTCTTCCGAGATATCAACCTTGCTACCCTTGGCACTGCGGGTAGCGCAGGCCCCACGGCTGCCCTTGGGTTTGAGTG